AACGGGGGTTCAGCCCGTTGACACGTCTTGAAAACAGGGGTTACTCCCCGTACGCCCCTGGGAGCGACCCATCCCTGCTATGCCAGAAAACCCCAATGCCGATATCGGAACGGCTGAAAACAACTCCGAGGTACAGTCCAATCCCTATCCTCAGGGGCTAAACGAGGAAACCCTTGCGGATGCACTCCGTAAGACTCTGTTCGCTGATGCCGAGCAGACGGATGAAGCCCAGTCCGCAACTGAGGGTGAAGACCAGACGGAGGTCAAGGATGAGCCGGTAGCCGAAACCGAACAGGCGGAAGCAACCGAGGAAGTCCCCCAGGCCGAGGATGGCGACGATGTTCATTCACAGGAAACGCAAGACGACGAGGGAGACAGCGATCTCCCTAAGGGTGTGCAGAAGCGTATCGACAAACTCACCGCCAAGCGAAAGCAAGCGGAGGAGGAGGTCACCAATCTCCGCAAGGAACTGGAGGCGCTGAAGCAGACGGTAACCGAGTCACAGCAATCGAGCGAAAAGAACGAAATTAGCGTCACAGACGCAGACAATCCGTTCTCCTCGTTGAAATCGAAGGCTGAAGTTGACAAGGAAATCGAACAAGCCCGATGGCTCCGCTACAAGTGTATGGAGAACCCCGAAGGGTTTTCCCTAGGTGAAAGTCACTACGGCCCGGATGATGTTAAGCGTATGCTGGTTAACTCCACTAAGGCGATTGAGCTGCATCTGCCCAAGCAGATGGCGCGAATCGAGACAGAGGATCGTATCCGGCCTATCGCTGAAGCCAACTACCCGTGGTGGAAGACACCCTCCTCCAAGGAGTACCAACTAGCCCAACAGATGCTTCGTACGGCTCCGCAACTTCGTAACTTCCCAGATTGGCAAGTCTTCATCGGCGACGCTATCCGGGGGATGCAGGTTCGTGAAAGTCAGGGCAAGACCCAGGCTCAGCCGCAAGCCAAGAAAGCACTACCGCCCGTCCGTCCTACCGTTACCCCAGCCAAGACTAACCCGAATGATGCCCGGGCTAAACAGGCTGAAAGTCGCTTCGCAAAGACGACTTCCGCAGATGACCTCGCCAAAGTGCTACTCGCTAAAGGCTTCATCTAATCCCCCCCCTCCCCTACCCCCATACTACAATGGCAAAACTTCTCGAAAAGGACATCGTCAACGCTGGTAAGCGTGAAGACCTGGCTAACCTCATCGCCCTCGTCGATGCGAAGGACACCCCCTTCACCTCGATGGCGAAGAAGGGCGCTCAGCCCGGTAACACCATCTTCCGCTGGCAGGCTGACCGTCTCCCCGCTACCACCGCCCCGACCCCGATTGTCGATGGCACTGACGTTGACCCGAACTCCGGCACGTCGAACTTCACCAACGATGGTGGCGTTCAGTACCGTGTCGAACTGTCCAACCGCATCCAGATCTTCCGCAAGGCTGTCCGTGTGTCCAAGTTGACCCAGGACGTTGCGAACATCGCCGGTGTCCGTGACGAACTCTCCAACAACGTCTCCAAGGCTATCACCCTTGTGAAGCGTGACATGGAAGTTGCCATGTGCGCCAATCAGGGCGCTCAGGTTGACAACGGCACAGTCGGCTACCGCACCCGTGGACTCGACAAGTGGCTCGTCACCTCCGCCAACATCGACACGGTTGACCTCCCGGCTGCTGCGTCGAACTTCTGCCTCTCTGCCTCCCAGATTTCGACAGTCGGCACTGCTGCTCTGACCGAAACCGTTGTTCAGGACATCCTGACCGGCATCTACTCGCAGACTGGTCAGTTCAAGGACTACGACGCTCTCGTCGGCCCGACCCTCAAGCGGGCGTTCACCAACCTGGTGTTCACCACTCAGCAGGGTACTGGCACGGCTCCGATGACCGCCATCCGCACACTCAACCGTGAGTCCACGGACTCGTCCTACATCTCGTCGGTTGACGTGTTCCAGGGTGACTTCGGTCAGATTCGCCTCCACCCCTCCCTGTTCCTGAAGAACAACTTCAGCGGTTACATCATCCCGTTTGACATGGTCGAAGTCCGCTACGGCGGTAACGTCGCCCAGGTCACGGAACTGACCGACAACGGTGGTGGCCCTGCCCGTCTCATCGAGGCTGTCGCTGGTCTGTGCGTGTACAACCCGCTGGCCTTCGGTAAGTTCGACTTCACCGCCTAACCCATAGGAGGTTTGTCCGACATCATCCAGTCGATCTCTGAGGTTGTTCCCTCCCACTTGCGAAAGCAGATGGAAAGGGAACTCCTCACCGGCTGGAGGATGCAGGAAGCAGCCTCTTACGTTCAAGCGAAGCAGTTTGCGGCCTTCAATCACGCAAACGCAGCTAAATCTATCGAGGGGGTAGGCGAGTTGAAGGCTCGCATCCCCCTTTCTGCTTACCATTACTGGGGTCAACGCCTTGGTTATGAGTGCTGGAATGATGAGGAGTTCACCAACGACTACATCAAGCACAACCCGGAAATCGCTGTTAATAACCGGATTAAGCGTACCGTCGTGAACGGCGCTATCTTTACAGCGGACGGTTTCCTCACCTAATGAGAACCACCCACTTTTCCCCGATCCTGTTCAATGCCCTCCAACTCTCCGGGCAGGACAGGCACAACATCACGGAGGAGACATTTGCCCAGTTCCGTGATTTCATCAATGACCGCCTTCGTGTCGCCTGGGAGTTGCAAGACTGGCCCGACCTGACCCGTGTGGCTCAACTGACCGTCACTGACGACGGCAATGGCCTCGTTACTGCTGCTATCCCCGCTGATGCCGGTGAAGTGTTCAACTGTTACGACAAAGACCCTCTCGTAACCACGAAGGCTGCCAACATCAACTTCCGTCTGTACGACAACGGTACTGTGCAGAAGTTGGTCTTCGGTTCTGACCCGTCCACGGTCTATGCCGAGTATCGCATCAAGCGTCCTGAGTTCGTTGGCGACCTGTTCGCCACAAACGTCGCCTATTCGGTTGGCGCTCAGTGCTACTTCGACAGCGGTTCCGGCTCTGGAACCTATATCCCTGTCGCTGGTAAGCCCCACTACGGCAACTTCTACAACTGCCTGGAGGCTACAACCGCTGGTCAGTCCCCGACCACGCATCCCGCCAAGTGGCAGATCGTGACAGTCCCCTACCTTTTCGCTCCTTACGCTGCCCGTGGAGCCTATGCCGATTGGCTTCGTTCCGAACTCCAGGTCGAAGCAGCTCAGGTCGCAGAGGCTGAAGCGGAACGCCACATTACTGACGCTATCGACATTGTCCTTCGGCAACAGAAGCAAGTCAACCGTGTCAACATGAACCGCACTTACTAACACTCTATGTCCAATATCGCCTTCTCTACTCCGTTCATTCGGAGCCTTACCCACACTGAGTCTTCCGTGTCCAGTGCTGCCGTGACCGAAATCCTCGCAGCCACCTCTGCCACGCAAAAGCGTCTCATCGTGTTCATCCAGAACAAGTCCACTAGCGCCAACCTGTTCGTCATCTATAACGCTTCTGGTACTGCCGGTATCCTTGTCCCTCCCCTTTCCAACACCAGCATCGAGAACTACACTGGCCCTGTCCGGGTAACCACCGACTCTGCCACTGCCTCCACGGTTCACTTGGCTGTCGCTAGCATCTGATGCCGTTGGTCGCAACCAACCAATCGGACGACATCGCCAAGCGTTCCTCTAAACTCAACAGCACCCGCAAATGAGTCTATCTGCCTCTGTCGGAGTCCAGATCCCCACAAACGTTGTAGAGGTCGGCAACGAGATTAGCCAGAACTCCATCAACGCCCTGGCAGCTGCCTCGTCCCCTTCTACGGTCAATCCGTTGATGACCAGCAGTGCGGTGTCTGCCACATACGCCACAAAAGCGAGTCCTACATTTACAGGCACGGTGACTATTCCTGCTGGCGCAAGCATCTCCGGCTATGCCACGCAGTCCTATGTGACCACCCAAGGTTACCTGACGGATGCCCCTAGCAATGGCTCTGAGTATGTCCGTAAGAATGGGGCTTGGTCTGTTGTCACTGGCGGTGGTGGTGGCATTTCCGATGCTCCTAGCGATGGTAATACTTACGCTAGGCAGAACGGTACTTGGGTAGGATTTAGCACAACTCCTTCGGTCACCAACATTGACCTTACAGGTAACTTTAACGGTTACTCGATGGGGTCTGGTTATTACACCTTTAAGTTCGACTCGTCTGCAAACACGCTCCGTATGCAGGATGGGGTTGGGTCTGGAATCACCATTTCCCCTACCGGGATTACGTTCCCTGACGCTACGACTCTTACAACGGCTCCAAGTGGTGGTGGTGGTAGTGGCGCAAAGTCTGTAAACCAACAAACCAGCAACTGGACTCTCAACGCTGGGGACACGAACAACATTGTGTATTTCAATGCGGTCATGGCGACTCTTACGATCCCCGATGATGCATCGTACTCATTCCCTATTGGAACTCACATCATGGTGGCAACCTATAATTGCTCCCTTGGTGTTGTTGCTAACGACACAATGACTCCTGCGCCTAATATTTACGGCACTACAACCTTCACGACAGGGATTTATCACCTGATTAAGGTCGCAGCAAATACTTGGATTATCGACTAATATGCTCTATATCATCTCTATCGCTCTCAGCCTCCTTGCTGGCTTCATTGTTGGCGCTCTCTTCTACCGCAAGAACGGAAACAAGGTCGCTTCCATCGAGTCCAAGGTGATGGACGCTTACGACACGATCAAGAAGTAATGCCCGCCAGAGAGTATCTAGTCGATGGCGACCAAGGGTTCATCGGCTTGAACTCCCGGGATAACCCCGTCAACCTGGGGAAGAACTTCGTCTCCAGGTCGCAGAACTTCCGCATGGATCGTGGCGTGGCTACGGTTCGCAAGGGTGCGGAGTGCCTGACACCTGTCGGTCTACTTACTGGCAAGACGATTTACGGTAGTTGCACGTACACGAACAGCAACGGCACTGAGTTTATCGTATTGGTCTGCGGTGACGGTCTTTACACGTTCAATACGGATACCGAGGCTCCGTCGTCCTACAAGACCTTCCCTGCCGGGGAAACCATCACGGCTGCTGATGAGGTCGATGTATACCAGGCTCAAGGTAGTGGCAATGTGTACATCACACGTGGCTTCGGCAAGACAACCCTTCGATGGGACGGTAGTGCCGGTTCGCTGACTGTACCTGGCGTAGGCACACATACAAACTACCCGAACAG